AAGGATGGGAGAATTAAAGGCAATCTATTCGGTCCAAGGATCTGTTATGAAACACAAAGACATCGAGTTGGGGTGTCGCTATGAGTTGGCCTATAAATTAGGCCGATTCGAGGGATATTTAAATGCGGTCCTAATGTTTACAACAGATGATCATCGCACGTTATTTTTTAAGAATCCCGAGGGCATTGGCCATATTGGGGTTCCAATCATGAACATTTTAAAATACATCAAGAAATGACACGCAATGAACTTGGTTACACCTATAATGAGGTGTTTATGCATATTAACAAGCAATTGGAAAAGAACTATAAAAAGTTAGGATATGTCCGCACTACACCGAATCAAGATCGAGGAAATACGAAACCTCGAGTTAGTCGATGAGATAGTTCAAATTGTTTTAAAGCATAAACGCAATGGCATCTTACCAAATGATGCTACAATGGACGAAAAAACCATTGCTATTTACTTACAAAATCGTTATTCAATCTACAAAAAACACGATCACATTGATGATCATTTCGGAATATGAAATCATTTAGCCAATACGATTCGGAACATCCAGAGATTTACGAGTTGTACAAATCAATCGCATTAGGTCTTATAAAAGGTGGGGCCACAAGGTTAGGATCCAAGCGGATCATCGAGGAAATACGTTGGCACCATTGGGTAAAAACTAATGAGCCAATCAAGGTTGGAAATAATTACACGGCATGGTATGCACGTAAATTTGCATTAGAACATCCGCAATTTGCAAGAATGTTTGATTTTAAACCATTACGGAAGGATGTTGCGTTTGTGTAATAATTTATTAGATTTGTGTGTAATTGTCCAAGGGGGTAGGAGTTCTTGGGTGATTAATTGGTTTTAACACCACATAGCCATCTTTGCACTCCTACGCATTGATGGCTATTTTTTTTATTATGGAAAAAGAGGCATTTTATTTTCCGCATTTTTGTAATGCAAGGCATGATCGAAAGATCAAGAGATTACGCAAGGAGTTAGGTACCGAGGGTTATGGTATCTATTTTATGTTATTAGAAACCTTACGAGAGCAACAAGACCTAATGTATCCAATGGAGGACATTGATTTGCTTGCCGAGGAGTTTGATGTATCGGAGGCAAAGGTTAGGGTGGTAATTTGCAATTATGGATTGTTTGAGGTTGATTTAGATCAAAAGTTTTTTTCGCCTAAAATGCTTATGTATTTAGAGCCATATTTTAGAATGAAAGAACAACGTAAATTGGCCGGACAAAAGAGTGCTGAGAAACGATTGTTCAACGAAAGTTCAACGACCGTTCAACGAAAGTTCAACGACCGTTCAACAAAGGAAAGTAAAGGAAAAGAAAGTAAAGAAAATGAAATTAAAGTAAAAGAAAGTAAAGTAAGTTTTAGCGAAATGCTTTCGCCATTCAAAGACCAATTATTTTTTGAATACGATAATTTTTATTCTTATTGGACCGAAAAAAATTCTAAAGGAAAAGAAAGGTGGGAGGCGGAAAAGTTTTTTAATATTGAAAGAAGAATTGCAACTTGGATGAATAACAACAATAAATTTAATAACAATGGACCTAACACCAACCAACCAAAACCAAGAGGGACAAGCATTGACCGAATGGAAGCCATCAAAAATTGGTAATTCATCGGCCGATATTATTTTAAATGCACAAGCATTAGAGCCAATCCGATTTAGATCGGAAGAAGAATTAAAACAAGTTTTAAGGTATGCCATGGTCCTAGTCGGATTACGTAGCAATAACATGCCTACCGATGAGGAAAAATTTGTTTTGCTTAATTTCATAAAAAGCAATTTCGGTAATCAAACACCCGAGGAGATTAAATTAGCATTTGAGTTAGCCATCGCGGGTAAATTTGAGGTTGATGTCAAATGTTATGAGAATTTCTCATGTGAATATTTCGCGAGGATCATGAAAGCCTATGTGGCATATTCAAGAGAGGAAACGAGATCCGTAAAAAAAGTCTTTCATTTTGAGGTCGATAAACCGACCGAGGAGGCATTGAAAAAACAAGCCATCGAGATTGCCAACAATTATGCGGATCAAATCGAAAAAGCAAAAGAGGAAGGCAAAGAGTACCAATGGTACACCGCCGGATTGGCATCTCTTTATGATTACTTAGAGCAATTTAAAATCCATTGCCTAAACAACGAGGAACGTTGGATCATTTGGAATTCATTGTCAAAAATTAGTGATGATGCGATTCGGAAGAATGAATGTCGGAAAGTTGCCTACATTAATTTTATTAATTCCTTGGTGGATTTTGATGCGAGATTAGATGAGAATGGAAATATTAAACCTAAGCAATTATGAGAACTATTAATTTAAAATCATCAATCATTAATGATGAATATACAAATTACATTTATGAAAGTTACGACATACAAAATCGTGAGTTTACAAATGTACAAATCAATCATTCATTAAGTGATTTGGATTCTTTTGATTGGAATATAATTGTAATTTTTGGTGGTAGTGGTAGTGGTAAAACATCAATTTTAAAAAGTATTGGAGAAATTAAGAATGTAAAATTTGATGATAAAAAACCATTGATTTCAAATTTTGATTGGTTAGAGCCAAAGGATGCAACGTATTTGCTTACATCAATGGGTTTATCAAGTGTTCCAACGTGGTTAAGACCATTTCATACATTATCCAATGGAGAACAATATAGAGCCACCATTGCCTATTTAATTTCAAAATCAAATGATCATGATATTATTTTAATTGATGAATTTACATCGGTAGTAAATAGAGATGTGGCCAAATCAATGTCATTTGCGATTCAAAAGTACATTAGGAAACACAATAAAAAGGTAATTTTCGCCTCATGTCATTATGATATTTTTGAATGGTTAATGCCTGATTATGTTTTATCACCCGAAAAAGGAGGCACACTCGAAAGAGGTGAATGGCTTAGGCAAGGGAAACCAAGTATTGAATTATCAGTTTATAGATGCAAACCTAAAATATGGGATTTATTTAAAAAACATCATTATTTAACACAAGATGTTAATGAGGCTTACATTTTTTTATTATTTGAGTTTAATCATAAGCCTATCGCTATTTGTGTTATTGGTTATCATAGTGGTTATAATTTAAAACCATCATTTAGAGAAAGTAGATTAGTTGTATTACCCGATTATCAAGGAATAGGAATTGGAAGTAAAATTTCTCAATTTATAGGAGGTGTTTTAAAAAATAATAATTTTAATTATTACACTAAAACAACAAATCCGGCATTAGGAGAATATCGTAATTTTAATAATAAAATGTGGGAAGGCACAGCACACAATAATAAATCAAGGGATAAAAGTTCATCACCTGCCTTTAAAAATTTAAGATTAGTTAAATCATATTGTCATAAATACGTTGGTGAATCAATTAAAGGATATAATGAATTATTATTGCCAATTGAAAAATTAAGATATAAAGAAGAACATAAATATCAATTAACATTATTTTAAACCTAAACAATAAACAAATGAAAAAATTACTAATTCCTTTGGCCTTGGTGGTCTTAATTGTGGCTTACCTATACGATGGTAAGGTTGAAACAAAAATCGTTCCTTATGAGCCATTTCGTGAGGTTCCCGTGATTTACTATCAAGATACATTTCAAGATGATTTTGATACCATCTTTTATGCCTATGGTTGTGAATATCATTCCTTTAAGCAATCATGAAGCACCAAGGGAGAAATCAAACAAAATTTGAACGATGCGAGGACATCGTTTATTGGTCCTATTTAGCAATCACCATAATTTTAATTTTATGCATAATTTCATAAAAAAGGTCGTTGAGCCAATTATAATAGTTTTATTAGTCGGGTTTATAATTGTAATGGGTGCCATTTATGTGGCCATTACAAGGAATATTGAGGTAAAGCAAGTAAATAAGTCAATCGAACAAAAATCAACATATTAAAAATGAGAAATCAAGAAATGCCACAATGGCGAGTTTTGTTGTCCATTATGATCGTTGCGATATTTGTAATTGTTTTGTTGCCATTTTATTTGATCTACGAATTGTTAAAAAAAATATGAAACAAGAAGAACACAAACTCCAATGCGTATTGGTTAAATATCTCGATTACATGGGATATGATTTTTTTGCAATCCCCAATGGTGGCCTCCGCAATATTAAGGTGGCATCAAAACTAAAAGCCGAGGGGGTTAAATCGGGAGTGGCGGACCTATTTATTTGTTTGCCAACAACAACATATCATGGCCTATTTATTGAGGTTAAATATGGCAAGAATAAGCAATCCGATACACAAGTGGAGTTTGAACGTATTGTTAAAAAGCATGGCTACGATTACAAATTGGTTTACTCATTAGACCAATTAATTGAAATTTTACAAACCTATAAATCAACTAACAATCAAGCAAAGACATACAACGATGGATATATCGATGGCATGTTAAATGCACAAATCACAAAGGTATGACCGACAACAAACAAAAGGCCATCGAATGGGCCAAGGATCAAATCGCCAATAAAACATTGGTTGGTCCAATTAAATTAAACGAGTGGGAGATTATCCAGGAACCAATAAAGTTTTTGGAATCCCACATTGCACGTTTAGAGAGTGGATCATTACGTGATCAATACATGTGTTATATCCGTTTGAAAACCTTAAAATCAAAGATATGACAACCGAGAATCGGATTAAACTATTGACCTATTTTGCATTGTGTCAAAATCTCCTTGATTTTATTGATGGAGGTTGGATAGGTCATCCGGCTAATCGCCAAAAGGTAAAAATGGTAACCAAGCAATTGGTCAATGAATTGGAAACGGCTAATAAAATTCTATTCCCCGATCAAGATGGCCAACGTGATTTATTAGATGCCTTGGATACATTCCAAAACGCATGCACCGCCATGGAATCATTTTTTATGCTTGGTATGGCCATGGATAACATGGATCAAATCAAGAAGGATTCATTAAATACGCAATTAAATATTTTGCTAAAATCCTATGGTATAGATTATTGGGAAAAGCCAATGCAAAACCTATGGAAATAATTTTTACATTTGTTTGGTTGTTGGGTGATGAATAACAACGGGGACAAAAGCACATATTAAACCGAATCATAATGAATTACAACGAGAGCAAAGAAATGGTCAATAGTCCATCACATTACCAATCGAGTAAATTTGAGGTAATTGATGTGATTGAATCATTTGGATTATGTTTTTGTTTGGGGAATGCGATTAAATACATTCTAAGGGCCGGTAAGAAAGAAAATGCCAGGCAAGACATCGACAAAGCCATTTGGTATTTAAATCGTTATAAAAATAAATTACCATGATAATTTTCGGAGTTTCACAAAACACATTTGAGGTGTTCCCAAGGATAGGAATTAAAAACAATCGCAAATCGTGGTCAATCACATTTGCATGGTTGTTGTTCGTGCTAAAATTCATCCATCATGAGCAATGAGGGATTAATTAATTTTGGTATAATCATCGGATCCTTGGAATTACTATTTATATTATTTATGGTCGTTTTAATTATTGATCAACGAAAAAATGATTAGTCGGTTGGCTAATTAATAACACGGGAACGGGTAACCGAACACAATCAACATGAAACATTTTGTAAAGATTACAATCAGAACCGAAGGTGGGAATCATTTAAAAAAATGGATTGACCAAGAAACCATTAGTGAATTATCACAAAACTCACAAGAGCAATGGCCTAATAACGAGGGAACAATTGTGTTTACCGATGGTGCAACAATTGACATCATTTCATTTAATGAAACGATTGAATCATTAGGATAATATCATGGCCATGGAGATTATTTCGGGTATAGAGTACATTAATATCAAATTGGTTATTCCACACCCGAATAATCCAAGGCTAATTAAGGATGATAAATTTAAGAAGTTAGTCAAATCAATTAAGGATTTTCCCGAGATGTTGGAATTACGACCAATTGTGGTTGATGATAATTTCATTGTGTTGGGGGGCAATATGCGATTAAGAGCATGCAAAGAGGCGGGTTTAAAAAGAGTGCCAATAATTAAGGCAAACCATTTGACACCAGAGCAACAAAAAAGGTTTATCATTACCGACAATGTTGGATTTGGTGAGTGGGATTGGGACATTTTGGCTAATGAATGGGATACGGACCAATTAACCGAGTGGGGTTTAGATTTACCAATTCCAATTGATTTTGAGGAACCCATGGATCCTAAAGAAAAGAATGAGAGTTTTATTATTGAGGTGAAATTTGATAATGACACGGATAGGCAATCGGCTTATAATAAGTTAATTGCGGATGGATTTAAATGTAATTTGAAAGGATAATGGCAAAGCAAGCGGAAAAACCACAAGCAAAAAAGAAGGCACCAACAAAAAAATCATATCCAATATGCGATGTGAAGAAACAAGCCATGTTAGATGCCTTGGAAAAATCATTGGGTATTGTAACGACCGCATCTAAATCCATTGGCATTGAACGCACAACGCACTACCTATGGATGAGAACGGATCCCGATTATGCTAAGAAGGTAGAGGAATTATCGGATATGGTGTTAGATTTTGCCGAAAGCCAATTACATAAGCAAATTAAGGAGGGCAATACAACCGCAACCATATTTTATTTAAAGACGAAGGGGAAAAAACGTGATTACGTTGAGAGAACCGAGATCAAACACGAAACGGGCATTGAAAGTGCCGTAATAGAATGGATGCCATCAACGATAGAAAAAGAATAAAACAACATTGTAATGTTCAAT